ACGTCGACAAGGCAATCCACATCTATCGCCAAATGATAGACGACCTATCCCAAAAATACGCCCACGCCATCGAAGAACTACACACCGCACAACAACGCATCAAATAACTCGAAAACACCATCGAAAACCTCCTTAACGAACTGAAAAAATACAAATGCCACCACTAAAAAAAACACCGCTACAATTTCAATGATAACCCCAATTTAGATGTAGCCTACAAAACCGCTGACGGCAAATACTTCTACACCGAAAATAGCGCACAAAACTACGCCCTCACCCTCAAAAATAAAGAGGTAAAAAAAGTAGTACGCACAGAAGAAACTACAGAAAAAGAGGAAGTGAAAAATGAGGTAATTACTGAAACACAGAAGCTTCAAACAGTAGTAACCACTGAACCCTCAGAGCCTTCAGGAAGCACTGATAGTTCAGAAGTTTCTGACAATTCAGAAACCCAAGAGCCTTCAGAAAGCATTAATAGTTCAGAAGTTTCTGACAATTCAGAAACCCAAAAGCCTTCAGAAAACACTGATAGTTCAGAAAGATTAGAACCCTCTGAAGAGCAAAACAAACCACGTTTTGAACTCAAACCTAAAAACTTTAACAAACGCTAAACAATGAACGGAGTAAAATTCATAAGAAAAAACGGTGGCTTAGGGCGTGAACTCGCAGGCGAAGACCATATCTCTGGGCTTATCGTCTATGGTGAAACTGCCGTTGCCCCTACCTTATTGCTTTCAGTAGAAGAGCTTAACGGCAAGAATATTTTCCCCGATACAACCCCCGTGTTGCACTATCATATAACCGAGTTCTTTCGTATCAATGAAGGGGCAAAGCTGTATGTGCAATCAGTAGCAAGTGCCGACGGCAATTACACCGAAGTAAAAACCCTGCAAGCATTCGCCCAGGGCAAACTCCGACAAATAGCCGTTTGCGACTTCAAAACCGAACTTTCGGGCTTAGACAACGCCCTTAGCAAGCTAAACACTATCGGCAAGGAGTTAGCTAAACGTATCACCCCTGCAAGCCTTTTGTATAGCTTTAAACTCAAAGCCGAAGATATTGCTAACCTCCCCGATTTGCACACCAAAAGTGCCGAACTCGTGAGCGTGGTTATAGGTCAAGATGGCGCAGGACGAGGAAACTATATCGCACAAACTACCCCTGCAGTAGGTTGTATAGGAGCTGCCCTTGGAGCCCTTTCCAAAGCCAGCGTACACGAAAGCATTGGCTGGGTAGAGAAACAGAACTTAGTAACTGTTGCTTACAATAAAGGTCTTACAGGCGATGTACTGCAAGCCCTTGAATTGGATGTCCCTGCTTTAGCAGACGGTACCAAGCTTGGCAGCCTAACCCCTGCACAAGTAGAAGCTTTGCACGGCAAAGGGTATATTTTCCTTACCCAATATGCAGGCAATGCGGGTACGTATTTCAACGATAGCTTCACCGCTACAGCTGCTACCAGCGACTTTGCCTATATAGAGAATAACCGCACCATCGACAAGGCTATCCGTGAACTCAACCGTGTGCTGGTACCTAAGATTTCAGGGCCTGCCTATATTGACCCCGACACGGGTAACCTACAAACAGCAACCGTATCAGCTATTAGTGCCCTTTGTGAGGAACCTTTTGACGCAATGAAGCGTAACGGAGAGCTCAGCGGGTACAAAGTGTATATCAACCCACGCCAGCGCATTTTGCAAACCTCTAAATTAGAGGTAGTACTCAAGATTGTACCCGTAGGCACTATGCGTGAGATTGAAGTAGCTATTGGCTTTGCCCTTAGTGTATAGTAATTTAATAATCGTTTAAAAGAACTTTAAAATGTTAGAATTAGAACCCCTTATCAACGGAAGAGAATACGGATGGGCAGATATTATCTGCACTATCGGGGGCGTACCCGTTACAGGTATTGTTGCCATAAAGTACGAAGAGGAGCAGGAGAAAGAGAACGTATATGGTGCGGGTCGCCACCCCGTGAGTCGTGGGTATGGCAGAATAAAAACTACTGCCTCTATCACCGTGCTTGCCTCAACCGCAATGGCATTGAAAGCTAAAGCCCCCAACGGACAGCTACACCGCATTGCGCCTTTCCCTATTACGGTGAACTATCAGCCCGATAATCAGCCCTTAGTAACTCATATACTAAAGAATTGTGAGTTTCAAAAAACACCTTTTGAATGGAAGGAGGGCGATATGCACAAAGAAGTAGAATTACCACTCATTGTAAGCCACGTAGTAGATAAAAGCATTTAGTGGGTAGCACCCACAAGCAAGTATTAAAAAGAAGTAAAAATGGAAGATAAATACACATTTGTAGAAGACAACCCTTACGCTTTCGGTGAAAAACCTGCTACCATTTGTGGGCTATCAGAAACCGAAATACAAACCCTTAAAGAGGAACACGGCGAACTGGTACTGGTAGAAGTAGCTTCAGAAGGTAAAACCCACCAAGTGATTTTCAAAGAACCTACCTTTAAGCAATTGGAAGTCATCACTAAAATAGCTAAGACAGACGAGGTAAAATCAGCCCAAGCCGCATACGTTAATTGTGTAGTAAAAGCCGATGAGGCAATTGCAAACCGCGATTTATTGAAGCTTAAAGCCGTAGAAGCTTTATTGGCACGCATACAGCAAACAAAGGCTAATGCAAAAAACTTGTAGGCTCGTTGCTATCTGATAAGGATAGTGTAGAGCCTAATAACAGAGAAGAGTGGAAAGCAGAGGCACTCATACGCACCAACTTTGGGGTAGCCCCCGAAAGCCTGCAAGCCAGCCAATGGTGCAAACTCTATGCGCAAGCAATGTGGTTAGAGCATTGGCGTATGCAAAACCAAGCCTAATTATTTAAGGTACTTATGGGTGGGTAGTTTTACCCTATCGGGGTAGGTGTTGCTATATACTAAGCAAAAGAAAAATATAAACAAGCTGATGTAAATACTAACAGCCCCTACCTCGTAAAGGTTCCATAGTACAGAACTTATAACGAATACTATAAAAGATAAAGCGTAAACGAGCCAAAATAGTGCTTTCATAAGTAACAAGTTTAACACGGCAAATATACAAAATTAAAATGAATAACGCGTTTAATTTCGGAATAAATTTTAATGTGGCAGGCGGCAATGATGTGTCGGCTATATTTGTCGGTTTGTTTAAAAACATTGATATACTACAGGCTGAAATCACCCAAATCAATCAGACGCTCAATACTTTCGCCGAAAACACTACAAAAGCTATTGAGGGGGTGGCTAAAACTGTAAAAGAAAGCACCAATCTTTCTAAGCTGAACTTTGCAGCTATGCTGGACTTTGCCGACAGAACGGCTACCTCACTAAGTAGCCTTTCTGCTCCTGGTATCGCCCTTGAAAAGAACCTCGCAGAGCTTTCAGCTATCACGGGCGTTACAGGCGAGGGACTGAAAGCCATAGAAATGGCAGCGCGTGATACTGCTAAAACCTTTGGTACTTCGGCAGTAGATAACGTGGAAGCCTATAAGATGATGCTTTCACAGCTTAGCCCCGATATTGCTAAGAACAGCGAGGCAATGAAGCTGATGGGCGAGAATGTAAATATTCTATCTAAGCAAATGGGGGGCGATACCATAGCCGCTACCGATGTACTCAATACCTCGCTGAACCAGTTTGGGATAAGTATGGAAGACCCTATCAAAGCGGCAAAGGTGATGACCGAGATGATGAACGTAATGTCGGCAGCTGCCCAAAATGGCTCGGCTGAACTGCCTCAAATCAAGCAGGCATTAGAGCAGGTGGGTATGGTAGCTAAGACTACAGGTCTATCATTTGCCGAAACTAACGCTTACATTCAGCTATTAGACCAAGCAGGCAAGAAAGGTAGCGAGGGAGGGGTAGCCTTGCGCAACGTACTGACAACTCTTTCGGAAGGTCGCTTTACTTCCAAGCTCGCCGCTGACGGACTCAAAGCGGCAGGTATTAGCACCGATTACTTAGCCGATAGCAGCATACCACTACACGAACGCCTCAAGACTTTGCGCAAAATACAAGGCGATACGGCACTGATGACCAAGGTATTTGGCAAAGAAAATATGGCAGCTGCCATTGCCCTTATCAATACGGCAGACGAAGCTGAAGCGATGTCTAAAAAGATAGAAGGCACTAACTCGGCGGTAGAGCAAGCAGGGGTAATTATGGAAAGTACCGCCGAAAAGAACGCACGCCTTACCGCACAAGTAGAAGACTTTAAGATTTCTATTTTCAATGCAACTAACGGGGCTTTTGGCTATGCAGGGGCTATAGGTAATATCGTAAAAGATATGACAAACCTAATACCTTTGGTGGTAGGACTTTATAATGGAATTACTTTTTTAACCAATGCCGAAAAGCGCGCTGCCCTATGGGCTGGTATTCTATCCGTAAAAACAGCCGTATGGGCAGGCGTTACCAAGGCAATGGCAGTAGCACAGGGCATACTGAATGCCGTAATGAATATGAACCCTGTATTCCTTATCATCACAGGTATTGCCCTACTTATAGGCTATATTGTTACGGCTATTAAGTACTTTGATAGCTTTGGTAGTACAATGTTAGTGCTGTTAGGCCCTATAGGAATGCTCATCAGTGCTTTTATGATGATTAAGCGGCATTGGGATAGTATCGTCGAAGCCTTTAAATCAGAAGGTATATTAGGCGCGCTTAAGCGTATAGGTTTGGTGCTGTTAGATGTGATTATGCATCCCTTGCAAAAGATACTGGGGTGGGTAGCGGAGCTTACTGGCTGGCAATGGGCTACGAATGCCGCTGGCAGTGTAGAGGAGTTTCGCAAGAATATGAATTTAGTCTCTGATGAGGAGAAAGCTAACACCAAAGAAGACGATAAACCTCAAGAAGTAACGGTAGTAGAAAACAAAGACAGCTTTGACCTTACCAAAAACAAACCTACGGTACCTACCGTTGGTGGTGTGGCGGCTACTAAAACAATGAATAGCACGGGGGTAGGAGGCGACAAAAGCAAAAGCGAAAACAAAGTGCGTAACCTTACCATTGGCAAGATGATGGATAATTTTAACGTGTATATGAATAGCGAGAAGGGTATAGATAAGCAGCAGCTATTGCAAGCTGTTACCGAAATTCTCCGAACAGCAGCTGTAGATTTTGCCTCCTCAAATGATTGACGAATATGATACACTTTAACTTTCAACCACAGCCTGAAACGATTGCCAAAACAGTAGCCTTAAATTTGGCTTTTCGCTTTGGTATGCAAACGGGCAAGCCTTTAGAGGTAAAGAAGTTTGACGGCGAGTTTGTCGCAACAAGCGACTTAGAAAACCGCCCTTGGCTTACCTCCTTGCGTATGAGTACCCATCACGAGGGCGAGCGTTACAACTTATTGTTCCCCGAAGTGATTATCTCAATAACCCAACAGCGCAATATCGTTACTACTCCCCTGCAAGGGCGTGACGGCACTATTAAGGAGTATATTAGCAATGGCGATTACGGCATTACCCTCGACCTTGCCATTACAGATTACGAGGGCGAACCTGGGGAGCAAACTAACGAGGCGTTTTTATTGCCAAAGCAGGACTACCCACTAAGTCAGGTAGAAACCTTGCGCAAGCTACTCACTACTTCCGAAGCAGTGGAAGTAGAAAGCGACTTTCTGTATGCTTTTGGTATTAAGTCGGCAGTGGTTACCTCTTTCTCCTTACAGCAGGAAACCCACAGCAATCGCCAAAGCGTACAAATACAAATGCTATCTGATGAGCCCTATGAAATAAAGCAAATACAGCAAGACGAGTATGTTAAGATTAGTAAGTAGAATAACCATTGAGGCGGGTAGCACCCGCTGGCAATTTAGTTCGGTAGCCGAGTGTAACATTGTAGAAGATATGGGAAGCCTTACCGACACTTGTGAACTAAAACTGCCACGTAATATTCGCTGGCAAGGGCAGGTAGCACCTGCAGGCAATAATAAAGAGATGATTTATCCGCCCATAAAAAGGGGCGACCGTATTACGGTAGAACTCGGTTATGATGATGATTTAAAAGTACGCTTTGCGGGTTACGTGCGTTCGGTAGATGCCAAAGTGCCTATCACTATAAAATGTGAAGACGGTATGTTCCTACTCAAAACACTAAAAGCCGAGCCTAAAGCCTTTAAGAACGCTACCCTCAAAGAGATAGTGGAACACCTACTCAAGGACACGAATATTGCCTACAAACTCATTGACGATAACATTCATATAGGAGCGTGGCGCATCACCCAGCCCAACGTATCACAAGAGTTACAGGAACTAAAAGACAAGGTAATGCTTAGTAGCTACTTTAGGTTTATCGACGGCAAATCGGTGTTGTACATTGGATTAGCCTACCCTATAGACAATCGCGAAAAACACCTTTTTAAGCACGGCAAAAACATCATCAGTGAGGACTTTACTTACCGTGATAAAGACGATATAAGGGTACGCGTAGAGGCACAGAGCTTCAACGCCAAGCATAAGAAAATCACCTACGAGTACGGCGATAAAGACGGTGAAGTAATAAAACTCCGCATAGACGGACTAACAGAGGAGGAGTTAAAGAAGTACGCCCTACAAGCCTTAGAACGCTACAAGCAAAGTGGCTTTAAGGGCTCTTTTGAGACTTTTGGTGTACCCGAAGTAAGCAAGTGCGATATGGTGGAAATCCTTGCCTCCGATGGCAATAGTGGTACTTATTTAGTGAAAAAGAATGAGATTAGTTTTGGTACCAATGGCTACCGACAAAAGATTGAATTAGGGCAGAGAGTCTCTGCCGACAATAAAGCACTATGATAAAAGAATTAATACAACAATTAGCCAATACGGGGCAGGAATTATACGCTAAAGTGTGCGAGGTAACCTCTGTAGATGAGGAGGCTAAAACCGCCGATGTAAGTCCCTTAGACGGCAGCTCGCCCATTAATGATGTGTATTTAGTAGTAGATTTTGAGAAGGGAGGTTTTTACCTACAACCAAAAGTAGGTTCGCTGGTATGTGTGGCTTTTATAGGCAAAGAAACGGCAATAGTAGTAGGAACCTCCGAGCTGGAGAAAGTAGAATGCATCTTAGGAGGTTTTACCCTAAAGATAGAAGATGGCAAACTGCAACTCAAAAATGAGCAAGCCGATTTTAAAACCCTTTTAAACGACCTTTTAACAGAACTTAAAAACGCTATCATTCAAACCCCCGCAGGTGCTGGAAACTTTGCCCCGAATAATGTAGCGAAGTTTGAAGAGATTAACAACAAAATAAACGCAC